CGTAAGAAAAAAGAAGGTATTGCTAACTTTAAAAAACAACAAAAGAAGTTAAAACAACAAAGAGGTTTTTAAGTTTTACGCCATAATTTGTATTATATATATTATGGTTGGGGCAGTTCGTAAGTCCCTAACGGCGTAAAAACCCGATATAATTTATCGGTGTCGCAAATCGCTGTTTTGCCACTTTACAGCGTGAACAAAAAAGTGGCACTTGACATTTATATAATAATGATTATATAAATAAATGTGAAGACGCCAAATGGGTCTTCATTTTATAAAGAAATAACTTTGCTTAAACAAGGAGGTTAATTATGACTAATAAAGCATTAAGTATATTCAATCAATTAAGACCAGTGACTGTAGGGTTCGACAATGTGTTCGACCATTTTGAGCGTATGTTTGAAGATGATTTTACATCTTTCGCTGCGCCAAGTTTCCCTTATTACAATATCGTAAAGAAATCAAAAAACAATTATGATATTGAAGTGGCACTTGCTGGTTATTCAAAAGATGACATTGAAGTAAACCTGGAAGAAGGTGTATTATCAATCAAATCAAAAAAAGAAGATAAGACTGAAGAGAAATCTGAAGACGGTGAAATCCTACATAAAGGTATCGCTAAAAGATATTTCTCAAAAGCTTTCACAATCGCTGATGACGTTGAAGTTAAAGGCGCAGAGTTGAAAGATGGTCTTTTAAAAGTGTCTTTGGAAAGAATCGTTCCAGAACACAAAAAACCACAATCTATTGAAGTTAAGTAATGGCTCCCTGGACTAGTGAAGAATGGGAGTTTATAACTAAACTTAAATAATATTATCTTAAAGGGCGCTCACACTTGACAGAGCGCCCTTTTTGTGTATAATGAAGTGATATATTAATTAATATAAAGGAGATATTATGAGTCTTAAAGGAACAAAAACCTCAGACAATTTAAGAGCAGCTTTCCAAGGCGAAAGTGAAGCAAATAGAAGATATTTGTACTTTGCTCAAAAAGCTGATATAGAAGGTGCCAATGAAGTGGCAACAGTCTTTAGATCAACAGCTGAAGGTGAAACAGGTCACGCACACGGCCATTTAGAATACCTTGAGGAAGTTGGTGATCCAGCGACTGGCGAACCAATGGGTAATACAGAACAAAATCTACAATCTGCTATCAAAGGTGAAATACACGAATACACAGATATGTATCCAGGTATGGCAAGAACAGCAAGAGAAGAAGGTTTTGATGAAATCGCTGATTGGTTTGAAACACTAGCGAAAGCAGAGAAATCTCACGCAGGTAAGTTTCAAAAAACATTAGATGCTTACAAGGCAGCGTAATAACATTGACAATTGGACTATACTATGATACTATATACTATATTAAATTATGAAAAGGAGTGAATATGAACCTATCAAGTGACACCATATCGGTGTTAAAAAACTTTTCTGACATTAATCAAAACTTATTGATTAAACCAGGAAACAAAGTACAAACTATTTCTACAATGAAAAATATTTTGGCGGAAGCTGAAGTATCAGAAAAGTTTGAAAGTGAATTTGCGATCTATGACTTACCTGAATTTTTAAGATCAGTTGAGTTATTTGATAAACCAGAACTAAAATTTAATGGTGGTGGTTATGTAAATATTTCAAAAGGAGATAGTAGAGGTATTAAGTATTTCTTCGCAGACAAATCTGTAATCGTATCGCCAAGTAAAGGTATTAACATGCCAGATAAACACGTCACATTTACTTTAAAGAAAAGTGACTTTACAGATTTAATGAAAGGTGCAACAACTTTAAATCTACCTGACATTTCTGTTATTGGTAAAGGTAATAAAATCTCATTAGTTGCTACTGACAAAAAGAATAAGTCTTCAAATACATATTCTGTTAATGTTGGTGAAACTGATAAAGAGTTTACTGCTTACTTTAGAACAGAAAACTTTAAACAAATCGTAGATGACTATGATGTTGCTATTTCAAAAGCAAAAATCTCACACTTTGTTAATAGAAACAAAGCAGTACAATATTGGATAGCATTAGAACCTGACTCGGAGTTTTAAATGTCAGAAGTCTATAAACTAGAAGATGGTACTGAATACAAATCAGATGATTATATCAAAGTAGAAACTAAAGAATATCATCAAACAACACATTATCTAAATAGACAAATTGCTGTTTCTGATATTATAGAGGAGTTTGGTGATCTACCTACCTTTGAAAAAGGGTTATACTTTGATTGGAACTCTTACCACGAAGCCACAGAAGAAGATAAAGAGTTGGCTGATAGAGTACAACAATTTGTTGATGAACACGATTATGACCGTGAAGAAGATTGTTGGACAATGAATAAAGGTGGTTATGATGTTGATACTGAAATTGTAAATGAGTTTACAATGGAATCACCTAAATAATGAATAAAGTGAGGTTTATATTATGTCAGAGTTTTTATGGGTTGAGAAGTATCGACCTAAAAAAATTAGTGAGTGTATTCTTACAGAAGAACTTAAAAATACATTTACACAATTTCTAAAACAAAAAGAGATACCTAATCTATTATTATCAGGTAGTGCTGGTACTGGTAAGACAACAGTCGCCAGAGCACTATGTGAAGAATTACATTGTGATTATATTATCATTAATGGTTCAGATGAAGGTAGACAAATTGATACAGTAAGAAGTAAAATTAAGAACTTTGCTTCAACAGTATCTCTTACAGAAGACGCTAATCACAAAGTTATAATCATAGACGAAGCAGATTATATGAACGCAGAATCAGTACAACCTGCGTTAAGAAATTTTATAGAAACCTTTTATAAGAACTGTAGATTTATATTTACTTGTAATTATAAGAATAAGATAATACCAGCATTACATAGTCGTTGTACAGTCATTGACTTTAAGATTACAAATGGTCAAGTTAAGAAGACTGCTATGGCGTTTATGACTAGAATGGAAGATGTCTTAAAACAAGAAGACATAGAGTTTGATAAAAAAGTCTTGGCAGAACTTATACAAAAGTATTATCCTGACTTTAGAAGAACTATCAACGAATTACAACGATATTCTGTAAGAGGTAAGATTGATAGTGGTATATTGTTTAGTCTATCCGAAGTTAATACAAAAGAACTCATAGCGTCATTAAAAGACAAAAGATTTAATGATATGAGAAAGTGGGTTATTCAAAATTTAGATAAAGAACCATCTCACTTGTTTAGAACGATATACGAAATTCTATATTCAAGTTTAGACTCTAAATCTATACCTCAATCTATATTAATTTTGGCTGGATACCAATATAAATCTGCGTTTGTTGCAGATCAGGAAATAAATATGATTGCTTGTTTAACTGAAATTATGGCAAGTTGTAAATTTAAGTAGAGGATAGAATGGCGAGAAGAACATTATTAAGAACTTTGATAGTAAAGTTGAGAATGTTTTGGGCTGACATAAGAGGTCATCACGGTAAAGTTTGGAATTATGAACCAGGTGATTATTATATGGGAAGTCACAAAGGACACTTGAAACATCAAAAAAGAAAATAGAAAAAATATTATATTATGAAAATACATAGTTTACCAAATTTTGGTTTTATTATGGATATGATACCAAATGACTTATATAAAGATTTATTATCTGAATGTAAATATGCACAAATAAAAAATCCAGAATTTACCTCAGGAATAACAGATTTAGATGTTGCACAACATAGATACGTGGTTGAAAATAGAAAAAAATTATATAATTATATTAAAAATGTTTTAGAAGAATATAGAAATCGTTATAAATTATCTTCTCACGTAAGAGTATTTACAAATGATTTACCTTTTCACTTTGATACTCCCTGGATAAATTTTCAAAAAAAAGGTCAATATCTTCCTATTCATACACACGATGGAGTTTATAGTTATAATATATGGTTAAAAATACCTAAAACGTGTAGGTTTGAATTTATATATACAAACATTATAGGTAATATTGAACCATTTAAAATTACATTAACAAAAGAAGATGAAGGAAAGATAATATTCTTTCCTGCTAAATTACCTCATATTGCGTATCCTTTTAACGATAGTGATGATGTTAGATTATCTATAGCAGGAAATATATCTTTTAAAAGTTAGGTATAATATTATGTACGAATTGAAAGATTATTTAAACGCAATTAATTTCACTAAACAAAATCTACTAGATACAGACGATTTAACCTGGGAGAAGAAGTATCCTCCTTTTATCATTAACAAGTGTTTATCAATGCATTATGATTGTATCGCTCAAGCGAATGAGATGAATGGGTATCACTTTTTAGATAAGAAAGTCCAGTTTCATTTTTACATAAATAGTATTAGAAAAAGTAAGCGATTTGGTGGCAAGTGGTTATCACAAGCCAAATTGAAAAATTTAGAGTATGTAAAAGAGTATTATGGATATAGTAATGAGAAAGCTAAACAGGCACTCAACATACTAAAAGACGAACAAATTGAATTTATAAAAGAGACCTTGAATAAAGGTGGGAGAAAAAAATGAGCGAAGAAATTGTAAACTGGTCGCCAGAAAGTATGTTAGAGGTCACAATCAAACAACCAGACGACTTCCTAAAGATCAGAGAAACCTTGACACGTATCGGTGTCGC